GCTACGAACAAGAACAACTAAACAAAGAAATTAAAATTACAACAGATGACGGACATAATAATTCCTGATAATGAATTACCACTTGAACCATTACCCCCAAGACCAGCGGGGAGACCAAAGGGTTCATACGCAAAGAAGATGACGGATGTAGAGAAAAGAACATTCATCAACAACGCTGCTCGTGAGATACTTGAAAATCACTTGTCTTATAGTGAGTTTGTTAAATGGGCAAAGGACACAGCGAACCTATCCAAAGCACAGGCGAACGAATATTGGGGTAGAGTGTGGGTATTGCTGAAGAAAAAGTTTGAACTTGAGAAAGACAAACTAATCCTGAAGCACACACAGAAGTATTGGGACATATACGAACAAGCACTTATTCAAGGCGACCTTACCAACGGAAGACAAGCGTTGAATGACCTTGCTAAACTACAAGGGTTGAATGAACCTGATAAAGTCCATATCACAGGGACATCAATAAAGTTAAACTTTGGGGAACCAACTGAATAATGAATTACCTACAAGAATTACTAAACAGAACCCTAATAAAAAACTTTGACGCTGGTACCAATAACTTTGAGCACGTACTAACATTCTTTTCAATCGCTCTACAAATAAGAGCAAAGAACATTTTGGAATTAGGTGTTAGAGAAGGTGGTTCAACATTTCCTTTTCTTGTAGCGTCAAAAGAGTTGGGGGGACATACAACATCAATAGACATCAATACCCCAATCTTTTATTGTCCTGATGACCTACGACCTTATTGGACTTTTATACAGACAGACGCAATAACTTACCTACAGTCAATTACTGAACCCAACTATGATTTAATCTATGTTGATGACTGGCATTCAGCATTACAGGTTAGAACGGAACTTGAAATTATAGACAAAATCTCCACACCTGAAACACTCATCCTTTTACACGACACTATGCCTAACTCTGTTCCAAATTATACTTTGACTTTTAATATGGGTGATGAATGGGCAGGTGGAGGTCCATACAAAGCACTTCTTGAACTTGATATGGATAAGTGGGAATATGCTACCATACCTGTAAATCACGGCTTAACAATTTTGAGAAAGAAAGGTGAAGTAAAAATCAAATGAATAAACAAATAACAGTTCAGGGTTTCACCCCCACCATTAAACAGAAAGAGATTATTGATGCTTGTTTAACACAGGACATCAAGTATATCATCGGTTGTTTTGGAAGACAGGCGGGGAAATCATTTACTGCTATGAACCTACTACTCAAGTGGATATTGGAAGACAACGGGTCAGTAGGTATGTGGGTATCACCAGTTTATTCACAAGCAAAAAAAGTATTCACAGAACTTACCAACACAATCGCAGGAACAGGACTTACCAAGTCAATCAACAAGAGCGAACTTACCATCACATTTATCAACGGGTCTGTAATGTATTTTAGAAGTGGGGAAAGAGAAGATACCTTGAGAGGTTATACCTTGAACTATCTTGTTGTGGATGAAGCAGCATACATCAAAGATGAAGTATGGAATAGTGTATTGAGACCGACAGTCCTTGTAAATGGTAAGAAGGTTTTATTTATCTCAACACCAAAGGGAAGGAACTGGTTTTACAATCTTGCGATGAGGGGTTATAGTGATGATTACCCCCAATACAGAACATTCCACGCCACATCATTTGATACACCTTACATTACCGAAGATGAACTAATAGAAGCAAAACTATCACTACCTGAAACAATCTATAAACAAGAGATACTGGCAGAGTTCATAGATGATGGTGGGGAAGTATTCTCAAACCTGAAGAATGTTTGTGTCTTATTGAACTATCCAAACTATGACCCAAGTAAAAAGTATTATGCTGGTTTGGACTTTGGAAGACAGAATGACTACACAGTCCTTACTATTGTGAATGGGGATGGTGATGTTGTAGATTTCTATAGGGAAAGACAAAAGAGTTGGGACATTATCATTAGTGAAGTTGTTGCTAAACTCAAAAAGTGGAGACCTGTGTGTTTCGCAGAGGTCAATAGTATAGGTGATGTCCTATACGAACAAATAAAAAAGCAGTATCCAAGTATCCAACCATTTATCACCAATAATGAAAGTAAGCAGAATATGATTGAAGATTTGATTATGGGTATGAATGAGAACAGATTGAAACTACCATCACCAGAACTCAATACGGACTTATACAAGGAACTTTCTGTTTTTACATACGAATACTCACCAAAGACAAGAAAGATTAAATATGGGGCTCCTATTGCGTTTCACGATGACTGTGTAATATCCCTTGCTCTGTCTTACCATTCCTTCAAGAAAAAAGCAACCTATGGGACTTATGTTGTTAGATAAAGTTGTGGATAAAAATTACAAAAAAGATATTTCTATATGATGAAGTTTAATTACAAAGGAAAAGATTACAAACTTGAAGAGCCAACAGTAGAGATGTGGTCTAAACTTGTGTTATTACAAGAATGGACTGATGAGCGTGAGTTCTCAACAGAGTTGTTAGCATTTGCCACAGGACTAACACCTGAAGAAATTGAGAATAGTGATTATGAAGAAGTCATAAAAATATCACAAGAAATCTCACGATTTTTACTTCAAGAAAGCGACAAGTTCTACAACGAGATAGATTTTGATGGAAAAAAATACAGATTTCTTGATTTAGCAAATCTAACATTTGGTGAGTTTATAGACATAGACACATACCTATCAAAAGAACCACACGAAAAGAAAAAGGAGATGTCTTTACTGATGGCTATGTTATATCGTGAAGTAGATGAAAAAGGAAATTATAAACCATACAACTCAAAGGAACTACAAGGTAAAGCAGAGTTGTTTAAGAGGCTCCCTGTGAGGTACGTAAAGGGTGCGAGCAATTTTTTTTTTCGTTTAGACAGAACCTTACAAGGCAATTTTCAGGTCTCTTTTCTACGCAGGTTGAAATTGACGACAAAGATGATTTGGGTGTTCGTGAAACTTATTCCTTTGATAAGTTTTGGGGCTGGTTCGGTACTTTGGTTTCGCTTGCGAACGAAGACATTACCAAGATTGAAAAAATTACTACATATCCGTTAGTATTCGTTTTAAACTATTTATCATATATGAAAGACATAAACGATATAAGAAGAAGAGAAGCCCAAAAAGTTCAACAACAAATGAAAAACAGATAATATGGCAAACGCAGTTGGATACTATAATTTTAAAAAGATAATGGACTTGCTCCGTCAATTAGCGGACTACCACGAACAAATACAGTCGTGGGGATTTGGTGATGTGGAACAACTTATCTATCAAACAGAGATGAGATTGAAGCAAGAAAACACAGGTAATCAGGCACCATTTTATCCTGCTATGTGGGTTATCCCTAATGGAGCAAAGACAGATGGTAGAGAAACTACTTATGACTTTAGCATCTTGATTATGGATATACAGAATGCGAAGAACTTTGATAATGAGTTAGACACATATAGTGATACATTAGACATTCTCAAAGATGTAATCGCTCAACTGAAATACGCAACAGGGATGGAATGCTATTGTAATCTTGACCTTGATTACCCAATAGATATGACCCCATTTGGTGAAGCGTATGATGACTATGTAAATGGATGGACGGGGTCAATCAAGTTGAGAGTTCCTGACGCAATAAACAGATGTATCGCACCTTATGCGGCATTCCCACCTTGTGATAATAACAGCGATGGAAACAGCGAGTAATTATAAGTTTTATTCATTTCAACAAGTACCGATGCCCAACTTCCAAGAGGCTATGGAAGAACTTGCTGTTATGTTCCAACAAGCATTAAAGGACAATCTCGCAAGACCTTACCCATACGCACCAGGATACTTCGGTCAAAAACAACCAACAGGTGTTAGGAATATGACGAGAAGAACAGGTAATCTTTACAAGTCAATACAAGTATCATTTGACCCCGCACAAAATAGAATGAGGGTCAATATGCTTAACTATTGGAAGTATGTAAATGATGGAAGACAGCCAGGTACTTATGTTCCTCTAAAACCTTTGATGAATTGGATTAGAGTAAAAGGAATGAATAGAGACCCAAAAGGAAGGTTCAAGAAGTTCAACATAAAGGGTGTAGCATTCGCAATATCTAAGTCAATACAGAAGTTCGGCATTCAACCTACCAATTTCTATGACGATAGTTTTGATGTTTTTGTAGAAGCCTTCAAAGACCCTAACGGCCCAGCAGCCCAACTTGGAATTGATTTAAGAGATTTTTTGAGACGAATAATTCAACAACCTAACTAATATGAGCATAGTAATAAACATAGACCAATCACCACTAACAATTACACCCAGTAATGGTGAGCACATCTATACCCTATCATCAACAGGATATACATTACAAAACTTTAAGTTTGTAATAGACATATATTTTAGACCTTCAACTATAAACTTTTCAGGTAATCCACAACCAGACGCAAGATTAAAGGTTCGTCCTAATTCCTATGGTAAAGCAATCGTGGAGTTGGAAGAAATCGTAAGGACATTCTTGAAAGCCAACCCTCGTTTTTCGGGGACAACATACCCGTATCTAAACTATGTAGCACAAGAAAACTCCGTGCTTACTATGAGTGATGCGACAAACACAAGAACATTAAATGCCTTCAACACTTTTAACGGAAACAACTTATCACAGACATTACCTGTCCTATGGCACGCAGAACAATACCAAATAAAAGTTGGATGTGAATATGAGAACACATCAACTAATTCAATAGTATTGGATATGAACTTGACTGCTTCAACACAACCAGCAGCGGTCAATATATTTCCTGGTGTGGATAACAAACTTATTCCATCACCTTATTTATCAGGGGCAACATTAGGTTCAGGTTATACACAATCTCCCAACTTTTTCCAAGTGGATAATCAGTCGTGGTACTACTACGATTTGTTTAGACATATCTATCAAAGGGGAGACGATACAACTTGCGGCCCTCGTGAGTTTCTAAACGCAGCAGGTAGAGAATACAAAACTATTTCACAAGGTGGGTTCGTATCACAAAGGGTTAGAAGAAGACAACATCACCCCGATTGTCCTATCATAGTTTCATTTCTTGACGGACAGAATGATTACTTCAATAACCAAACTACAAGAGTTGTAATTCGTGGGGCAGACACACAAAGTGATAACTACACATACTCTGCCTTCACAGCAAATAATTCAACGCTTACAAACAACTACGACATTTGGAAACAAGCGGTATTCTATATGCCGTGGAACATAACACAATCAGGAACAAATGTAATTCCACAGGACGCACAGAAAGTTTGTTTCTACCTTACATCAGGAACAAATATGAACTTCTCGGCAAGAACAAGTGAGATACTTGAGTTCTATATGATTGACCCTGATTGTATCAACCAACCTATTCACCTGTTATTCCTAAATGGAAGGGGGATGTGGGACACATATACATTCGGCAAGAAATCTACCAAGACATTTGAGATTGAAAGAAAACAATACAGACAAGAAAGTTCATTAGACAAAGCATACTACTCAAGGGGAGCATATCAAAGGGGGACTACAATTTACGACCAAAATGCTTCTTATAGAATTGAATGTATGAGTGATTTTATGACTGATGAGGATACAGTAATCGTTGAAGAAATATTTAATTCACCTGAAGTGTATATCATAGATGGCATCACAGAGTTTATTGACCCTTGTGCTCAACCCGACATAGAGAATTGTGAAAGTTGTTTGGGTGAAATAAGACAATACCAATACCTTCTACCCGTAGTATTAGAAAACAAAGAACTTAAAAAGTTCCAAAGACAATACCAAAAGATTTTCCAATATACATTCACACTTCAATACGCAGATGTAAAACGCTACAGAACACAAGGATAATATGGGACTACAAATACGAACTTATGTAAATGGAAACCAAGAGTTTATTGAACTCTATGGTAATGAGAATATTGATATGGAAGTGTCCTTTGCTGAAATACAGGACATCACCAAGAAAAATAGCGCTTTCACCAAAGAGTTTAAAGTTCCTGGTTCAAAGAACAACAACTACATCTTCAATTACTTTTACGACATAAACCAAGTATTCACAGATTGGAACCCAAAGAAAAAGTTTGAAGCAGATTTAATTTACGATGGATACGAACTCTATAACGGGTATGTAAGATTGAATAGTGTTTCTATCAACAAGATTGAAAAAGTGTATTCTATAACCTTCTATTCCGCTGTGGGAGACCTTGTAGCGAACATAGGTGATAAAGCACTTTGTAATGTTGATACATCATCACTAAATCACTCGTTATATGATAGTGATGTTGTTGAGAGTTTTTTTCTTGACCCGTCATTACATTCACCATCTGCCTTTAATGCCACAAATCCATTAGTTCAAATAGTACCAAATCCAGTAAATACTGGTGATGTAAATTACATCTTGGGTCAAAGGGGGTATGATTATACAGGAACAACATTTAGAGATATAAGGGATATAAATGTGGCTCAAACACCTTTGCTTGATTTTTCAGGTGGAACTACACGAGGTTTCTTTGACTTTTCAGGTACTCCGTTAGTATCAACTTATTTTATACCATCTGTAAGAACAAGGAAATTATATGAACTTATTGTAAATCAAGCAGGATATTTTTTGGAAAGTGAGTTTTTTGATACTGATTATTTTGGTAGATATTATATTCCACTTTCATTCAACACGGAACAGCCGTATATGGCTCAAGCCCAGCCTTACAAATATAAGTTTGTAAATACCTCAGGACAGACAAACTCTTATTTAAGACAAGTTAGAAACATAGCAACAGGTATAAGCACAAATGTAAATTGGTTCAAGACAGAAGTTATAACAGAAGAGAATATGAACTTTAACCCCATATCATATTCTGCTTATTCAGGTACGACTTTAACACAGAACGAACTTACATATATGTTTGCTTTACCACAAAGCAACGGAGCACCTTATACTTGGGAAGCATCAATATCAACTGTTAGTACTGCTCCTTATGGATTTTTTCCATTTATTTATACGGGGGGAACATTTCAACTTTGGAGGTATAGACAAAATACAACACCACTAAATGCTGACCTTATTGCTACATCCAACTATTTCGTTCTAACACAAACTTCAGGTTTAACAAACACATACTATATGACGGGTCAAACCATATCTAATGGTTTGATACTTGGAACGGATTTATTCTTTTTGACTTATACCAAAAATGGACTTCCGTTTAATATTACTGGTGCTACATTCCAAATCAAAAGTAGTCCTGTTGTCTTACCTTATACGATTGAATTATATAAGGAAATGTCTTGCGACCAAAAGCAAATTGACTTTATCCAAAACATAAATAAGACATTCAATCTCGTAGTTGTAGAACATCCGTTTAAGACAAAAACTTTGATTGTTGAACCTATGATAAACTACATAGGTAAGGGGGAAACTCTTGATTGGACTGATAAGGTAAATTATGATGCTACACAAAATCTTTATCCTACAACAAACATTATCAACGGAACAATTTTTACTGCCAATAAAGTAGATAAGGATTATATCAACACAGAATATCAAAAAAGGACAAATAAAATATTCGGTCAAAATCAATTTGACCTTGATATAGATTTCAAGAATAACACAACAAATCTTACACAGACATTAGGACAGAATACCGATTATTACTTGAACGCAACTGGTTCAACAAACTTCGCCTTACCCTGTTATTTCATTTCAAAAGAAAATAATAATAATGGTATATCTACATTTGAGTATAGACCATTTAAGTCCATACCAAGACAAACATTTATGTCTGTGTCTATACCTACAGGAAATACCAAAACAAGTCCTGTATTTTATAGATATAGGGGGTCAAACAGTCCATTTACAGTATTTGGACTTACAAGTATTGGAACATATCCAAACTTTAATAGACAAACGACATATCCATTTGCTTTAACAGGATTTTCACATTATACGATTTATGATAGTTCCAATACTTTTACTGATGATGAGTTGGTATATCCATCGTTGGAAAATATGTACGACAGATACTATCGTGATTATATAACCGACCTTACAAGTGATGAGAATAAGATTTATCAGGTACAGATGTATTTAACGCCTTGGGAAGTAGCAGGTCTATTCTATAACGAGGTTATAATGATAAAGAACGCAAAGTTCCGTATAAATAAGATTTCAGGGTTATCATTACTTCAACCTGATTTATGTAATGTTGAACTTGTTAAACTAACAAGGGATTACACACCAACTCCTATTAGATTTTATGACCTTATTTCTTGTGATAACCCTTGTGATGTTATACACACACATACTGATTTGGTATATCCTATATGGGCATTTGAAGGTCAATTTGTAGATATACAAACATTCGCACCAGCACCTTATTATTCAACAACAAAGAGATATAAAGTTGTTAGAACAGAGTATAATGAAAACTATACTTACACACAACCATATTTTACAGTATTTCAGTTAGCATTATTTTCGTATATAGTTTATTATGATTATGCGACTTATAATAGTTGTACGGGGACAACACCAAACTTCTTGTTAAACATAAAAGACGAAACAACAACAGCATTTACGGGTGATTGTGTGAATATGGTTATAACCAATACAGGAGCAACACCTGAAACATTTACATTCAAATATTGTGATGGAGTAGATGGTAGTTGGACTTTAGACCCGTCATCAGCAATAACTATATGTGGTCTTTATAGTTCATTCCAAACTACAGGATTTAGTTATTGTCTAAACTCATTTAGTGCTTGTACTTCTTGGACGCCTTTACCAACCCCCACACCTACAAGCACACCATACAAATCACCCACACCCACACCTACCCAAACTTTGACTCCAGGTTTATCACCTACACAAACTCCGTCTATGACGCCAACTCCATCAGGATTACCTTGTAAGATAAACACAACTTTAAACATCACAGAAACGGGTTGGATAAAATATAATGAATGTCCGTCAGGAACAACAACCTATGTCTATATAAGTTCTCTCGGTTCTTATACTATAACAACTTGTATATATGATGGTTCAGTACTACCTGGTTTCCCTTATGCTGATGTGGCTGTATTCACAATAACAACAACAGGAACACCTTGTTAAAAATTGATATTTATAAGTAATGGCATTTGTATATACACCCACCCCCACGCCGAGCATCACTCCAACTATTAGTTTGACCCCTTCAGTCAGTCCAACAATTACTGCTACAAGTACTGTATGCCCTGGTTTAACCCCAACAGCCACTCCAATCACACCCACACCAACCTACACCCCAACAAATACTCCATCCAATACACCATCACTTACACCAGGTTTGTCTCCAAGTCAAACAAGCACTCCCACACCCACCCCTACTTTTGTGTCTTATTTCTATGCTGGTACGGTCAGTACATACTCTAACCATAACCAAGCCTGTATAAATAAGACTTGTGGAAGACCATACTATAAGTCAGTACCAAGTTGGGCTATTGGAACTGTGGTATATGATAATAGTAGTTTGACTACAACATTTAATGGTGGTGGTAATTGGATTGCTGTGGATACATCAACAGGAACATATTGTTCTGGTCTTGCTTGGGCTGCTGTTGAAGTAGATAGTTCAGGTGTAATAACAGATTTTATAAGTTGTCCGTAATATGAGTATAAATAGATTGAGAATATCACCCACACCAAGTAATACAGCCACCATAACGCCAAGTATCACCCCAACCATTACTGAATGTCCTGGCATTTGTTTTTCAGGTACAGGTACAAATGACTTTGGAATTGTAAGTGCGATTTTACAAGATAGATTTGACCCACAAAAAGTTATGATTGTTGGTAGTTTCTCAACTTATAATGGAATTACCAAAAGAACTATGGTTAGGTCTTATACTGATGGTGAAATTGATAATACATTTGACGCTGGTGTAGGTTTTGCTCCAAGTTTCGTACAGAGTGGAATAACAGAAGTCAGCCAACAAACAGACGGAAAATATGTATGTACTGGTACTTATTCAAGTTTTCGTGGTGTAAGTAGAAATCATATTTGTCGTGTAAATTATGATGGAACATTAGATACAAGTTTTGTAGTTGGTACAGGTTATACTCGTCAAACTCTATACTCTTTAATTCAATCAAGCGGAAAAATATTGGTATGTTCTGTTGGTGCTAACCAATATAGCGGAACGAATATAGGTGCTTTATCAAGGTTGAATACAGATGGTTCGTTGGATACAACATTCAACAACATAGATTTATTGGGAACATCAACAACTCTTTTATCAAAAATACACGAAAATCCTGATGGAACCTTTTATGTTTGTGGTAATCTAACAAAATCAGGAAGGAGGGGTATATTGAAATTGAATAGTGATGGTTCTTATGCTTCAACAGACCCGTTTAATACATCAGGTGTTGGAAGTAATGGTACTATTGCTGATTTTCAAGTTCAAGCGGACGGAAAACTCATATGTGTTGGTGATTTTAGTAGATATAACGGGCCTATTTGTCCTCGTTCAATCGTTAGAATAAATGCTGACGGAACGAGGGATAACACCTTCAATCCAACAAATAGTGGAGCAAATAATAATATTTTTGAGGTTGAATTACAAGGCTCAAAATATGTGGTTTGTTCTTTTTCTTCAACTTATAGTGGTATCTCAACAAATCAAGTTTTTAGAATAAATGCCGACGGTTCTTATGACTTCAGTTTTAACGATGGTAATTTCACATTTGCTTTAGGCCCTGAAGATACGATACAACACTCAACGATACTTTCAGGTGCCACAAATGACGCTGGTTATATTTTTATTGGAGGTCTTTTTACATCTTATGATGGAGTTTTGGCAAACAACATAGTAAAGATGGATAAAGATGGATATATCAAAGATTGTGATGCTGTACCAATAACCCCCACACCCACTTTAACAAGAACTCCAACGCAAACTCCAAGCATAACTTCAACGCCCACGAACACACCAACCAACACCATAACTTCCACACCTACACAAACCCCTTGTATAAATTGTTATGAGTATTCATTTACAGCATCAACATCGGGATTATTGAGTTGGTTAGATTGTGATGGTATAATGACTGATACTTTTGTGAATAGTGGTGATACTTACCAAATCACTTGTCTTGGAGCAAGGGAAGGTTCAGTATCAGGAACAGGTACAATAGTTCAAGGTGCTTTATGTTCTTCAACTTGTATAACACCCACACCCACGGCTTCACAACCAATTACACCAAGTGTAAGTCCTACGAACACACAAACACCTTCCATTAGTCCAACAAATACCACCACACCAACTATGACGAGCACATCAACCACACCAACTGTAAGTTCAACCCCTACTTTAACACCTGAAATCACAAGCACTCCAACCAACACACCTTCACCATCTGGTAATTGTCCTTACACAATTTATTCACACGGAGCAATAAGGGCAACTTGTAGTGATTATTGTAATGAAAATTATTTAATCCAAACTACCACTTGTTCTTCACAACCATACGGAAGTTTGAGCATCGGTGATTTCATCTATGGTTTTGCGGGTCAGTCAGGATATTTGGCATACTCAAATGTATCAACAGATACTAACACAGGCCCATTCATCATCGCTGATATTGACGGAACAGGTGAGATACTTGGATTGTATGTTTGTTCGGGAGGTAGTTGTATCCCTCTATAAAGCAATTAGAGACGAATTATGACCGAAATAAATTAAAACGATATTTCTTATTATGGACTACATAAAACTCCTTCTATTGAAGATAGATTGCTCACAGGACATACTCACGAGAGAACAGTTCCATAACGCATTACACAAGGTCAAGTTATTTCCTGATTATATCAAAATAACAATAGAAAGTTATAAGTAATGGCACAGACAACAACAGAAATAAATGTAAATGTAAAAGTTGATGATAAACAGGTAAATACCGCTGCTAAAAGCACGGAAAGCCTGCGTAAAGAGATTAAAAGGTTAGAAAATCAACTTAGCACTTTAGATGTAAATGACGCTAAGTTTGCTGAACTAAGCGAACAACTTAAAGATAACAAAGATAAGTTAGAATTAGTTAGGGCGAAATCCCGTGATTTGTTTGATAGTTTTTCTATGCTACCTGGGCCTATTGGAAATGTTGGTTCAACCATAGCATCTACAAGTGATAAGTTAAAAATATTTTCATCATTCAACCTCAAAGACCTAAAGGGTCAGTTGAAAGCAGTAGGTGATGATATCAAGTTAGTTGCTGGAAATATCGGTAAAGCCACAGGTATAACAAAACTATACGAAGCCACAACGAATGGTTTAGCCAAAGCATTCAAGTTCGTAGGTGTGGGAACAAATACTGCTTCAACAGCAGCAAAGGGTTTTGGTAAAGCACTTATTGGAACAGGTATCGGTGCTATCGTTGTCGCTCTTGGTCTTCTTATTGCTAATTTTGATACTTTCAAAAAGGTTATTCTAAATCTAATACCTGGTTTGGGTAAGGTAGCAGATTTTATAGGTGGTCTTGTAAATAGATTTACAGACCTTATTGGTATAACAAGTGAAGCAGAAAGGGCAGAAGCAAGAAGACAAGCAACTTATGAAAAAGCAGCAGCATCTACTGCTATAGTCAATCAAGGTATTCAAAGACAAATCAATTTACTTCAAGCACAAGGCGCTACTCAAGATGAGATAGACAAGAAAAGGAAGGAAATGATTACAAATGAGATGAATGATTTGAGGAAGGCTGCTGATGAAAAGAATATGTTGTACGGGGAACAAGCAACAAAGTTTAAGGATTTACAAAACCAACTTGACGTAATAAACGCAGAAGCAACAAAAAGAACAAAAGATAAAGCAGACCAAGATGCTAAAGAAGCAGCATCTAAAGGTGAAGCCAACAGACAAAAAAGATTACAAGAAGAAAAACAATTTTTACAAGAACAGGCTGACGCTGTCGTTCAATCAATAAAAGACAGTAATGATACAAGTGAAACAGCCCTTAGAGATGCTCTTAAAAAACAATTTGAACTTAAAAATCAAGGTAAGAAGTTATCTGTTGAAGTACAACAACAACAAGCAGCAGAAATTGAGCGTATTGTTAAAGAAGAGTTAGAAAAAGACAAAGAAGCAAGAAAGAAGGCTAACGATGATAAAATCAAAGCAGCCCAAGAAGCAGGTAAAATTGAAATAGAAACACTCACCAACGACATAGAAGAAAAGAAATTAAAGTATGGTGAGGATAGTAAAGCATATAGAGATGCTATACAACAAAGATACGACAAACAAAACGAAATATTAGATAGCGAAGAAAAGTTATTAAAGGATAAAGAAGGTACCAAAGATGGACTTACACAAGATGAAATCAACAGGTTAAAGTCCATACAGAACGAAAGAAAAGCGTTATCACTTGAAGTCCAAAAAACAAATCAAGAACAAATACAAAGTGATAGAGACAAAGCACAGAAAACATTAGACGACCAAAAAAAGTTTAAGGATGAAGAGTTTGCTTTACAGATGAGTAATGCGTCTAATAACTTTCAATTACAACAACAACTATTAGCGGACAAACTTAAACAAGACGAAGAATACTTTGCGGCTCAAGAAGCACTTTATGCTGGTAATCAAGAAAAACTTGATGAAATTGATAGAGCGAGAACTGCTAACTTACAACAAAACGCTCAACAACAAGACCAAATAAGAAAGGCTCAGGTTGATTTACAACTAAGAGCAGCAGATGCTGTTATAAGTGCTTTTGGTGCTGAGACCAACGCTGGTAAAGCAGCCCTAATTGCTAAACAAGTTATTTTAGCAAAAGAACTATTTTTGGAGGCTAAAAGAACCTTGACCTTTGCTAAGGGCACATTTTTCAGGTCAAAAATGGCTCTTGCTGAAGGAACCGCACAAACAGCCAAAGTAGGTATTCCACAAAATATACCACTTCTTATACTATATGCTGCTCAAGCCGTAAGTATAATCAAAACCGTTATTGACGCTACTAAAGCAGCCAAAGAAGGTGGTGGTGAAACTGGTGGAACAGAAACACCACAAGTATCAGGTACAGCAGTTCCAAAACCAAGAGGAATGGCAGCGGGTGGATTAGTTCAGGGAGTAGGCGGCCCAAAAAGCGACCTTATACCAGCGATGTTGAGTAATGGTGAAAGTGTAATCAACGCACAATCTACATCAGCATTCAAACCATTATTATCAGCCATAAACGAAATCGGTGGGGGTAGAAGATTTGCTGAAGGAGGGATTGCTATTTCTTCATTCGGTCAAGACCAAACTTTATCACAATTACAAACTATGATGAATACACAACAAGTTCCAATAAAAACTTATGTTGTGGCAAGTGATATGACCTCACAACAAATGTTAGATAGAAACATTCAAAGTCGTTCAACAATATAAAAATTGAACTTCTCTAAAAAATTGATATTTATTAGTATATGACCCCTAAAATAATTGAACTTATTATTCAGGACGGAGATGATGAAGCGGGGCTTGATGGTATTGCGTTGGTAGAGATGCCAGCACACGAAGCAAACTTTGAATACTTCAACCAAGAAGAACAAACACCTTGTGAGGACGGCAAATGTTCTCACTATATTCTCGCAGATGAGAAAATACCACAGGTAATTCAAATGTTTCACGCTTACGGAGAACCACAAGGTTTTCTTGAGAAAGAAGGTTGGGAAATAACATCTGTTAGACCAGTTGGAAAACAAGAGTTCCAAATTATAAGTAATCCCAATTTACCATCGGCACAGGACACACCTGATGTAAGATTTAGATACAAGTATGTAGGCCCAAAAGATGAACTCAACAGAACATTCTGTGCTGAAATGATGGCTGCTCGTAGAGTTTTTAGGATTGAAGATATAATGGAAATGAGTAATCGTTCCGTAAATGAAGTAGGCCCCGATGGATATGATATATTCACTTGGCGTGGTTCGTACAACTGTCGTCATCGTTGGGTTCAGTTGGTTTATGAACCTACGGGTCGTATTGTAAATAACGACAAAGCACTTGGTAATGTAATGGACGAGGATGATATGCCAGGTCCAGATACAAGAACAACTGCTACTATTGAAGCAGGTAATACACCACCCAGAACTGGTTTTGCTTCATCAAATCCTGATGTAAGCAGTTTGTCTCCTTATGTGGAACAAATATCAAAACCGAAGAAAAAACCAGTTCTGGCTTCTCTGCCTTTATTTGAAAAACAAGAAGACGCAGAAGCAATTGCTATGTTGATTGGTTGTGAAGGTTCGCATCCACATTCATACGGAGATAAGACCTTGTTTATGCCTTGTAAATCACATCCAAAGGAAGATACTGACTACATCACAGATGGTGAAACTGACCCTGATGATGTCGGTGGAAGTGATAATCCTATGGATAATTACGGACTTGAAGAAGCCTGTTGGCCTGGCTACGAAGCGATAGGCTTGAAGGACAACGGAGACCCTAATTGTGTTCCTGTGGAAATGGCAAAAGAAATGATGAAACAAGAGTTTCAATCTTACGATGACTACCCTGAAAGTGCCAGAAATAATGCGTGTAAAGCGATTAAATGGAAAGAAGAGCACGGGGACGAAGTAAAGGGAATGACCCAAATAGGTTGGATAAGAGCGAACCAATTATGTAAGGGTGAAAAGATTAGTGAAGAAACAATAGCCAGAATGTCTGGTTTCCAAAGACACAGAAAGAATAGTGAAGTATCACCAGAGTTCAAGGACACGCCTTGGAAAGACAAGGGGTATGTTGCTTGGTTAGGATGGGGTGGAACAACAGGAGTAAATTGGGCAGCCGATAAATTGAAGTCCATAAGAAATGAGATGAGTTTTTCTGTATTCTCTATGGAAGAAAAAATGGTTGTCGGGCCTGCTATGGTTCCTGATAAGATGATTATTAGAAGAAACGAAATAACAGGTGAAGTGTATTATGTGTATTTCACCGCTGAAACAATAAAAAAACTTCAACAGAAGTTTATGTTGGAAAAGTTATTAGACAAAACAAATGTAGAGCACGGAAGAAAGTTTTTAAACGGAGTATCTGTGGTTGAAAGTTGGATTGTTGATGACCCCAAAAAAGATAAACAACAAGTATTCGGTATGGATTACCCGAAAGGGACTTGGATGATTTCTATGAAGATAGAAGATGACGCAATTTGGCAGAAGGTCAAAGACGGCAAACTAAATGGTTTCTCGGTTCAAGGATATTTCTTGGAGAAAGCAAAGTTCAATCAGGACAATACCGCAATCCTTGACGAAATCAAAGACATTCTAAAACAATTTGTATGATGAATTACCAAGATGCTATAAAACGAATAAATAAACTGCTTGGTTTGTATAAGTTTAATTCTTACAAAATCAAAGAAAGTGGTAATGAAATTATCACAGAAGGTGATTTAGCGGTAGGCGAACCTATTTATATTATCAATAAAGACGGACAAATACCAGCACCTGATGGTGAGTTTGAGTTAGACGACACAACCAAAATAACAATCAAGGACGGAAAAGTCCAAAAAATAAATTACGACAATATGGAACAAAAACAAAACTTCGTAGAAGCGACGCTAAAAGATGGAACGGTGGTGAAATCCCCAACATTTGATGTCGGTGAAGAAGTCAAAGTTGTAAGTCCTGACGGAAAAGAAATGCCTGCGCCAGATGGTGAGCACGAGTTGAAACTCAAAGACAGCGAAGGTAAAGAAGTCCTAATCAAGATTATCACTAAAGACGGAAAGATTACCGAAAGAGAAAATGTTGAACTCCCTGCTGAAGAAGAAAAAGAAGTAGAGGAAGAAATGGGTATGACTACACCAGGACTATCTCAAGGCAACGACAATATGGAAGGTTTCAAAAAGGAACTTATGGCTGTATTAGGAGAAATCAAAGATAAAATTGATACTATCGTAGCAGACCAAGAAGAAATGAAAAAGAAGGTCTCCAAGTTTGCGAAGGAACCCGCAGGAGAACCCTTGAGAGTTGGTAAAAACCAAATCCAAACTGAACTAAATGCTTCTAAAGACGATTATATCGCTCAACTTGTAAGCATTAGACAAGGTTTCAACAAAAAATAAATTAAATTAAACTAAAACAATTAAAGTTATGGCAAACAACAAGCGCTACGACTTCAATTTTAACCTTTCATCTTTGAGTACCTACACGGATGAAGTGGGAGGAGAATTGATTAGAAGAGCAATTTTGGAAAGTGAGACCATCAAACTAATTAAAGTTCAACCTGGTATGTCTATTATGCCACTTTCTACAGAGATGTAGATTGAAAAATGGGGTAAAATCGGTGAAGGGTGAGACACCTAATACCGAGCCAAACTTCAGGATTACGAAAGGCTTGAAGCGGTGTAGAGCATAGGAAGTGAATAAATATAATCTTCCCACGAGTATCCCACAACTGAAAAGTTGAAAATGTATGCCGAACTAACACGAAAAGGAAGTGTTAGAAGTCAGGATAAAAAGCCTGATGTTTAACAAAATTGGTAAAAGGCAGTCAAGCAATCAATTTGCTTAACTCTAACCTTGAAGTTCAGGACGGAACTTGTGGTTGGTCTCCAAGTGGCAGCACAATTTATACTCAAAGAGATATTACTGTGTGCCAGTATAAAATAAACGAAACATTATGTCCTGCTGACCTAAATAATTACTGGCTCGGGGCTTTACTCACTCCTGGCAGCACGCCAGAGACAGTTCCCTTTGAACAGCAAATCGCAGAATTAAAGACGGCACAGATTTCTCAGTATGTAGAAAATCAAATCTGGGGTGCTTCATCAGCGACTACTTGTTTTTCTGGTTTGAAAGAATTAGTAAGAGGCGTAAGTGGAACAACTGCTGATACAGCAACTGTGACTGGTGGTATCGTAGTACCAGGTCAATCACCAATTGCTTCAACTACAGCATTATCGCAAGTTGATGCTCTTATTGAGCAAATCCCAGATGATGTTGTAAATAGAACTGACTGGGTTGTATTTATGTCCCACGCAAATTACCGTAAGTATCTTATCAATTATAGAACTTCCAATTATTACCACTTCAATCCTGAAGGGTCTTATGAAGAGTTCAAGACATTCCATCCCGCTACGAACATTTTGGTTCATCCTGTGGGAGGCCTCCTAAATTCAAATCTTGTGGTTTTAATGCCAGCAGGATACGCAGTTGCTGGAGTGGATTTGTTAAGCGATATGGATAATCTTAAAATGTTCTACAGCGTTGATTTTGACGAGGTTAGGCTTCGTTGTAATTTTA